ACCGATAAAGGCTCCTTTCGACAAGAAGAATCCGACAGAGTTCAGCTTGAGATTTGATTTATCATGGGAGTTTCCTTCCGGGAATGTTTCATAAATAATCTTGTTGTTTATTTCTCCAAGTATATTTCTTTTTGTTGATGTGAAATAATCATCGTATAATATATCATTTATTGCCGCAAGAACTAACGGTCTGCCATATTTTTCTTCTCGTCTTGAACGAATTTTATGAACAATAGTTTTTTTGTTGTCTAATACTATCCAATTGCCGCCTGTAAATCCATTTTTATTGCGCCGAGTATTATATGCGTCTCTAATTTCTTTTGGGTATTTTTTTAGTTTCATCTCGGTAGCTTCTCCTTCTGCGGAGTTAAAATAATCAAGATTAAAAGCTATAACATACGAATTATTCTTTATGCCGACAATTTCTGTATAATCAGCCGGCAGCGAAATTATACTTGCATTTAATCCAAGTTCATTTATTTCGACGATACTGTTCACATCATAATCCGTAAGCAATATTTGCAACATAGGAGGCTTATTCGTCGTCTCAAAATAATAAAAAGCAATACCGTCAACCATTCCTCTGAATAGTGCATCTCGAACAATTTCTTTATCCTTAATTGTTCTTAAAGTGGATTCCATTAATTCTTTGTTTCTTTTTCGTTTTGAAATGTTTTTGCCGTGAGAAACAATTACTTTGTCGAGCGTCGGCATTGCCGTCATGTAATCAACCGTGTTCGTAAATGTGCCGTTTGTACTATATAAAATATTAGATAACTCTCTCAATAGTTTATTATTAGCCATAGGGTCTTTAACAAGAGCTGAAAGTTGTTCTCTTGTATATAAGTCAAAAATGTTAAAACCATTGAAATAACAGTCTATGTAAGCTTGTTGACTTCCAAGTGAAGAAAACTCGTTCACGGGATTTTGAGCGAATTGTTTGCTGTTATGTTCATATATCTCTTTTTGTTTGAAATTGTTGTTTTTTCTGTTAGACATTTTCTACCTCCCTCCTGTGCTAATTTATAAATGTCCCATACTCATAATCTTCATTTTGTATGGTTAAATCTTTTTCTAATTGAGTTGCGAACCATGAACCATAAGAAACCGATGTGTATCGGTCTTTTCGATTGCTTCCGGTTTCTTTAATAACAATCACACCTGTTTGTTCTTTCTTTTCGTAGACCAAACTTACCGTTTCGTTTATCAGTGCTTGCGCCTGTAAGTAAGGAGACTCATAAAAGACTTGTGTTTCTCCGTCAGCAGATGCAACATATTCTTTAATATTCGGAAGTATTTCTTCTTTTGCTTGTTCAAATGTGACTGGCAAATCTATTTTTTTACTTTCTAAAATTCTTCTAAAATCAAGAGCAATATCACTGTTTAATTTTTGAGTTGCATTTATTGCATACACGCATTCGATAGAACCTTCGATGTGAATCCTATTCTTGTATGATTCATTATTCATGCATACTAATGGTGTATACTCTTTGCCTCTTTCTTCGTCATACATTATATTTCCAAGTATATCCAACACTGTTGAACCGCCGTTCCGCGTATCTAAAACAATATAATCGGCATTAAAGTCCTCAAACAACTGTCTGATTCTTAATGCTTGTTTTGTAACATCTCCACCTTGAATCGCCTCCATATATGAAACAATTCTGCGGTATCCGTTGTCAATTTTTATATCTTCAGATGAACTGCGGTTAATTGTTGAAAACTCAGGCAATAATCTCATACATGTGAAAACCGAGTTATCATTCTTATTGTTTGTAACAAAAGCCATATCACAAGATATTATTCTGATTTCATTGTTTAGCTTTGTAATTTCAAACTTATTCTTTTTCCCCATCTTTACATCCAGTAATGTCCTTGGGTAAAATGGATTCAACAACCTCTGATTTTCTTGAAGCATTGCGTATGAAAAAAAAGCAGATTGATTTTCTTTCAATCTACTGTTTAAAAATTCTAATTTCCAAGTAATAGGGTCTTGTTTCCGCTGTTCTCCAATAAGCTGACTCATGGATTTAATGCCGTGTTTTAAAACGACAGCTTCGTCAAACGCTAATAAACAAGATGGTTTTCCTTCCAACATTTGTTCATATGCATTGTCAACTATTTTCCACATCCAGTTTCCGTTATCGAACCAACTGGAACTAATATAGATATCAACAGGCTCTTCTTTTAGCTCCGGCTGTTCTGCATAATAAGGATTATTCATGTATGGAGCTTGCCTTAGAATTTGGCAAGGGGATAAAACGCTATCGTCTATGGATTTTAAAATCTGTCTAAATTCTTCTCTTACAATACAATTAGAACGATTGCCGCGGGCGTTGTCGTTTGCAACAACAACCGTTATTTTGCTTTTATTTCTAAAATAAACAATAGTTTTGTTCTGGTTGTCTTTAATGCTTTCTATTTCTCTTGCAAGCATCGGAGACCAAACCATAAGTTCATTTTTTATTTTTTCCGTAATTATGAGTTCGCTCTGTCCTTTTGTCGCTGAACTTAGCAAAATTTTTGTATTTGGATATAGAATGCACCGTATGCAAGCATAAAGGGCAATTATAAATGATTTAGCTGCGGCACGAGATGCAACTATGACTATCATATTATTTACGCCCATTTGGTACAATGAGAGTGCTTGATATTCGTAAAGCTTTAAACCCAAATAATCAATTGCAAACCTATGAAAATTGCGCCGGAAGAAAGTGTTCCAGCGCAGAAAGTGTTCACAATTTGTTGGATTACTTAAGAAATGTGTATTTGGAAAGTTTTTATATAAATTTCTTTGTATTTCGTCCAAATCAGAATTGTATATTCTTTTTGTTTTTGTTGCGAGAGGAGTGTTCATGGACTATTCCTCCTCATGTACATAAAATTCATAATCCCTGTCTTCTGTTCCAAGCTCAATATTTCGCAAGGGACGAACAGCGAAACGCTCATAATATTCGCCTAATCCGTCGAAATCTTTGTAGCGTTCTTTGTTTTTATAAAATTCCTCCGGTGTAAATTGCGAAACTCTATCAACCCACAAGCTCCAACAGTCATCATCTGTTTTCATGGTATCTGCCGTTTTCAATCCTGCTTGATTAAATGATTTTCTATAAGATTCGGTTAGCTTGTTGTAGCCATCAACATCACTATTTCTTAACGCTTTCATCTTTTGCATATGAATATAACATAAATCAATTACAAATATTTCTTGATTGCTGTCGCAATTTGGATTGGCTGTTTTTAAATATTTGTAATGTGCATTTAGCACATCATAATCAACCTTTTCAAAACCCACACCCCATTTATCTATGTCTTCTGAGGCGATTGTATTGTTATCATCTATTTCATCATTTCCTGCTGTTACCGTTGTGGGAGGTTTATTAATACTGTTTTTTTCTTCCGCGAAATAAAACCCGTTTTGCAATGAGTCGCTAAAAGTCTTGTTCTTATATTGAGACATGTTAAGTTTCCTGAAATAATTGCCTAACGTAGCATCATTGGTGTTGCATTTGTCAAATAATGTATCATCAAAGTAAATATCAAATGCCATGCATAACCTTTTCATTGCCTTTTTTGCACTGTGATATTCGGCTGTAAATTCTCCGAATTTAGCACCAAAACACTCTTTACATATCGGAAGTATGCCTTTGTTATAAAAAGGACTGTTTGATTTGTAGAATCCTGTTAGACTAAGTAATTCACCGCAGACGCAACAGCTATTTTTATCTTCTTTTTCTGATATCTTAACCACCTCCATGTTCTTTCATTTAATATAAAAAAAAGAGACTGTTAAAAACAGTCCGGTTTCATCTATTAAGTGTCGCAGGAATGATTTAAAATATAGTCAAACAAATCCAAGGATTCTGCAATAGAATCAAAATTATCTTTATGAGGACAATTAGAACAATCACAGCAGCAATCCTCACATCTCGTGTTCTTTAGAAGTTCATAATATTTTGATTCCATAAGAACTCCTATTCCTCATTAACCATATCTTTGATGGTTTTGCTGATTTTGCACTTAACAGATTTTGTAGGAGGAAAGACGACAATCTCATTTGTCTGTGGGTTTCTTCCGCAACGCTGCTTCCTTTCAATTACTTCAATATTTAAAAAACCTTTCCATGCAATCTTATTTCCCTCAATTAATGCGTCTGTACATATATCTGCGAAAGTATCGCAAAATTGAGTTATCTGTTTTATATTGCATTCTGATGTATCACCGTAGATACGCTCAGATAACTTTTCAATAATATCTTTTTTGTTCATTTCTTTTTTTATCTCTCCATTTTTTTTATTAAAAATCAAATCAAATTAATCAATTTGAATATCGCATAATGCTTTAATTCTTTTCTTAGCTGTTACAACTGTCACGGTTTGTTCGGGCGTTCCGACCAATCGTCTGTCTATTGCATATGCATCCATCCCATCTACACATCCGCTTTCGATAACTTTAACATCATCAACAGTTGTAAGTCCGTTTTTGTGTCGATGACCAAGGTAACATAAATCCGGTAACGGTAGTTTTGCCTTTCTTGCAAATTGTGTCATATGATAAACAACATTCTTTGCGGTGTCTTTATCTCCGTGTGTTGCATAGACCATATGTCCTCTGACTTTGAATGTTGCAATATCACAATCCAAATAATTGTCTATAAACTTTACATTTTCTACATTCTTTAAATCTTTTTTGCAGGCGAAGGGAACAAGCAAGTCGAAATTTTCACCATGAACAGATTCTTCTTTATTTGCTGTTGAGCGAGAATGATTACCTGCTGTCGTATGAACTTCTACATTCTGAAAAATCTTACTCAGTTCAAAAATAAAATTGCTAACCAAATCGGTAACTTCCACAATCTGTGTAACAACATTTTCTTTAGCTTCGATTCTTGCATTTGGATGAATCAAGCCTTGAATTAAATCGCCGCCGATAATCACATAAGCATTTTGCGATTTGTAAATTCTTTGAATGTCGAATATTTCATCCAAATAATTCTTCAATCGCTGTTCTAATATGTTCATATTAAAAATATTAAAAGGAGAATCAATATTTACTCCGCAATGCAAATCGGTTAAATGAATAATTAAGTCATTATCACTGTCCGGAACAACAGATGGTGTATAGTTAAAACTAACAGGCTTATATTCCTCTATAGCTCGTTTTACAATCTCGAACATAGATTCTTTTCTGCCCTGCTCTCTTAAAACCTTGTTCAAAGCAGTTCTTTCATCAAAGAGTTTTTGTTTTTCTTTTCTGATTTCCTGTTTCTCGGCACGGATTTCCGTTAAATATGTATTGTCTGATTGTGACGCCAATTTGGACTTGAAGTATTCCAAAACAAAAGCTCCGCCAAAAATTGTTTGTGTGGCTTTGCGCAGACTGTCATAATGAATATTCAGATTATATTTATCTACAATCTCTTGCCAATCCATATCAATAATATGATTAGCTTTTTTATAAGCATCAGACAAACATGATTCATACTGTTTTGGTGTTAAGCCATACGCTTGAATCTTCTTCTCCAAATCAGTCATTGTCTCACATCCTTAAATGTTTTATCTGTATTTGTTTTGTATTTTCTTAATTAAATAAGTAAAAGGCGTGTCAGGATGACTTAACACACCTTCTGTTATGATTTAAATCATTTATTTAATCTCCTTGCAATATCTGAGTATTTGTCTTCTATGTATCGCTTATTTACTGTACGATAAAAACCGACTACATTTCCGAACCTATCAACATAACCCCTACTGGAATTATGGATAATATTTCTTCTTTCAAGTAACTCAATTTCCTCTTTTTTGATTTCTTTCAAATGGATAAACCACCTTTTCTTTTATTTTTTTTGTCTTTCGACATTTATGGAGTGGGTGATGGGAGTTGAACCCACACGACCAGCTTGGAAGGCTGGGATTCTACCATTGAACTACACCCACATATGGAAGTTAGAGCACTGAACTACAGAGCCATATAAATTGTTAATGGTGACATTAGCGAGACTTGAACTCACATTACAACCTTGAAAGGGTTGTGTCCTATACCTGTTAGACGATAATGCCGTATGTTTGCCAAGTGGATTTAATCTCTTATCGGACTCGCACCGTTTGGACTTTATGCGGAAGTCATTGTGGCTTTGAAAATTTATAAACATCTTTTTGTATTATTAAAGAAGGAAGTCACAATATAGCCGCTGTGACACCGACATAGCAATCGCCATAGCGGTGTAATCAAGAAAAGAGAAAGATAAAGAAATGAGAGAGAAGGTGTATTTACCTTCATAAAGGAGAACAGACTTTTTTTAAAAATCCTCTTAACTCGATTTTAGCCCTCAATTCTTGAGTGTTTGTATGGGTTATAAGGTTTTTAATTTTTTTTGTGCTGATTACATTTTTGTTTCTCTCTTAATTTTTGCACATTTTTTCTTATACATTTTTTTCGATAAATCTCATAACATTCAAGACATCTATTCGTTTGATTATCTTTTGATGCTATCTCTACGGGTTTTCCGCAATCAACGCAGAAGATTGTTTTTTCTGTTTGATTTTCATTATTCCTATGTTTTTTGCAGTATTTTTGGATTTTAGCTTTAGAATTCGGCTTCTCCAATACTCCGCATTCCGCACATCGAAAAAACTTTTCTCCGCAATAATTGAGATATTCAAAACCGAGTTCTCGGAAATCGGATATGAAAAGTTCCTCCTCATCATTATCATCAACAAATGTTATTCTGTAATTAAGATTGCCATTCTTTTTTGGAAACTCAACCAAACCAAGAATATATAATTTGTTTAGTTTTATACTTTGCTCAATTGCGGAACACGGTATATGAGCCAACTTAAAAACTTCGGGGGGGGCTATGTTTACCCAACTATTGTTATTTGGTTTCTTTAAATTGTTTAGCTTTGCAAGACATAAAGATGTGAAAGCGAGTTTTTCTAAGGTTTTGTTTTTTATGTTTTTTATTGTGTTAATTTCGGATTTTGTAATTTTTACGCCTGATATTTCAAACAACTGTTCGTTGGCGGCTTTATTAATCACCGTATCAATTGCACTAAGCCATCGTTCTTCATTCAGTTCATAGCGAGGGTAGTGTTTTTGTAAGTA